GCAATCAGCCGCCGGGTATTTCCATACTGTACCGGCACCGACAGCAAGGGCTGCGCCGTGACGACTTCAGTGAAGATCTTGTTCGTGTGTCTCGGCAATACCGCGAGCCACTTCACCACGGTTCACCGCGTCTCATAAGCGGTTGAAATTATTGGAGACGACCTCACCGCGCTTCACTGCGTTTCACCTCGTTTCATCCCGATCTGATGACATGGTGATGACATGAACTGTTAGTTTGTCTATAGTTCATATGTCGAGGAAGCGGGGAGGGCAGGTGCTGGTAACACCCGCCGACCCCTGACCACCACCACACGAGTGAGGTGCGGCAATGGCTACGAAGAGTCTAACCAAGGACCGCGTCGAGTCTCTCGCCTACGACTCCAACGGTCCCTCCCGTCAGATCCTCTGGGACTCGAAGCTTCGCGGGTTCGGCGTTCGCGTCACGCCTGAGGGCGGCAAGCAATACGTCCTCCTGTACCGCGTGAGCGGGCGGCAGCGCCTGATGTCGCTTGGCCGCGTCCAGGACTTCAAGGGCCTCCAGGCAGCGCGCGACAAGGCAGAAGACCTGCTCCACGGCCTGCGCCACGAGGGCACTGACCCGATGGCCGCCCGCGAGCGCATGGCCGAGGCGCGCTCCATGAGTGACCTCTGGACGGTCTACGAGAAGGAGCACATCGCGGCTAAGTCCGAGAACACTCGAAAGGCTGTGGCCTCGGCGTGGCGGAACCACATCGCGCCGGTCGTGGGCGCGCTGAAACCTGGACAGGTCACGAAGGCCGACGCCATCCGCCTGCACGATCAGGCGACGGCGAAGGGCGGGAAGATCGTCGCTAACCGCGCCGTCCAGCGCCTGCGCGCCATGCTCGTGTGGTTGTTCGAGCGCAGCGAGCGGCAATTCCCGTCTGGCTGGAGGAATCCCGCCGCCGGCCTCAAGGTCCACCGCGAAAAGCCGCGCACCGAGATACTCGACCTGGTGCAGCAGCGGTCGCTCGTGGCCGCACTTGCTGACGAGCCTGACCCGTTCATCCGTGCATATTTGCAGCTGTTGCTCCTAACCGGGTGCCGATCGAGCGAGCTGGTGAGCGTCTCGTGGAAGGACGTCGATTTCGAGCGCGCGACGCTGCACGTGCGTGGCAACTACGAGCGCAAGACTGGCAAGATGCGCGAGCGCAAGAACGGACAGGATTTGCTACTGCCGCTCCCGCCGGCTGCGCTCAAGCTCCTAAGAAGTCTGCCGGTGGTCGAGAACAACCCGTACGTGTTCCCGTCCCCCCGCACGAGTGCCCCGTTGACCACGAACGCTATCCGCATCCGCTACAACGCGGCCCTCAAGCGGGCGGGCATACCGCACCGGACGCTGCACGACCTGCGTCGGAGCGTTGGGACGAACCATGCGCGCGCGGGGGCGAGCACCAAGCTGATCGCCGGCTTGCTCGGCAACACCGCCGAGGTGACAGCACGCGTGTACGTGCAGTTGGCGAGTGACGATCTGCGGCGCCTCAGCGATATGAACGCAGCGAACCTGTTGCCATCGGCGGGCTCGTGATGGACGACCTGGAGCTGGTGCGCTATTTGGTGGGTGCCTACCTAAGTCACGCGCAGAAACATCCATGCGAGCCTGCGGCGCTCATGCGTCGAATCGACGGCATCCTCGACTCGAAGTGCGGTCAGCGGCTTCTCGACGGACACCGGGCACTGCTGCGTGCACGCGCCTGGAAGCAGGTGACGCAGTCTCAGCCTGGGACTGGCCGTCCGCGCTCGCACCCGACGGAGGTCCTTGAACTAGCGGCGCGCTTTGCGCGAGGCGCGCATGATGACGACGGGCGTCCCTACAGCGACGTGCCCGGATCCGCGTTCGAGGTCGCGCACGACCGCCTATTTGCTGAGTTCGGGGTGCGCATCCCGACTCACACGATCCGGAGCCACCACCAAGTGGCCAAGGGATAAGAACCCGAAGTTGTTCTCCTTTCGCGGGGGTTGATCGGCCACTAGGTTTCACTCCGGTTCACTCGGATTCACCGGAGTTCAACATCGTGGAGCCGGACTTCATCCCCGTTGCGGAGATCGCGCGCCGGACAGGCTTCACCGTCCCGAGTCTGTACAACCAACACAGCTCCGGGCGCGGTCCATTGGGCCAGATTCTCACGCGACTGGGATCGCGGGTCGGCGCATGGGCGCCGGACTACCATGAATGGATGCAGGCACAGCGGCGCCTTCAGTCGCCGCGGGATGCCGCTTGAACGCCGCATCCGATCAAGCGCTAGACGAAGCACTTCCGATGGCTTCGCGCGAGGCCGAGCAGAACGTTCTCGGTTCCCTGCTGGATGCCGGCGGCGCGCAGGCGTGGGCCAGGATCAAGCACATCAAGCTCACGGCCGCAGATTTCTACCAGCCGGAGCACCAGGAGATCTTTGCGGCGATCGACTCACTTGCGGTGGCAGGCAGGCCGCACGACGCTCAGGTAGTAGCCGAGCAGCTCCGCGGCAAGGTTGACGAGCGCCGGCTGCACAAGCTTGCGAACGAGAACATCACGGGCACCACCGTAGCGGTCTACGCCCGGCGGGTGCGCGACCTGGCCGCGCGCCGTGCTCTCTCAGCATCCGACGCGACGACGGCGGGCTTTGTCGATACGGACATCGCCAACGCCGCGCGCCTTGCGCGACGCCACGGCTCGAACCTTCGCTATACCCCCGCCGGCGGCTGGCTGACTTGGTTGGGGACGCACTGGCAAGAAGACCCGAAGGCAGTGCGGGTGCAGGCGCTCGCGAAGGCCACCGCGCTCTCAATCTTTGACGAGGTAAAGGACGCCGCGGAACGAGACCTGCTGTTCAAGCACGCAAAGCGCTCCCAGGCGAAGACGGCGATCGAGGCCATGATCACCTTGGCCAGGTCGGAGCCGGAGATCCTCACCGAGCTGACCGCCTTCGACACCGACTTGATGTTGTTCAACGTCGCGAACGGCACGATCGACCTGCGGACCGGGGAGCTGCGACCGCACGCACGCGAGGACCTCATCACCCGCTTGTCGCCGATCAGCTTCGACGCCGAAGCCGAGTGTGAGCTATGGGACGCATTCCTCTGGCGCGTGCTCGGCCAGGACGAGGACCTGTACCGCTACGCGCGCCGCCTCGTCGGCTACCTGCTGACCGGGAAGACCAGTGAGCAGGTGCTGCACTTCCTGTACGGCCTGGGCGCGAACGGCAAGAGCGTCTTCTGCGAGATCCTCGAAGTGCTCCTGGGCGACTACGCGATCGTCGTCGGCCCCGAGATGGTGATGACGCGCCGGCACAGCGGCATCCCCAACGACATCGCGCGCCTGCGCGGGGTGCGCGCCGCCTTCATGAACGAGACCACCCAGGGGAGCCGGTTCGATGAGGCAAAGCTGAAGGACCTCACCGGCGGCGACACGCTCACTGGACGCTTTCTGCACCAGGAATTCTTCGACTTCCCGCCGACCCACAAGCTCATCATCCGTGGCAACCACAAGCCGGTGATCTCCGGCACCGATGAGGGCATTTGGCGCCGGCTGCGCCTCATCCCCTTTATCGTGACAATCGCCCCGGATGAGCAGGACCACGAACTCATCGAGAAGCTGCGTGGCGAGCTGCCCGGGATCCTAAAGTGGGCGCTCGACGGGTGCCTTGAGTGGCAGCGCGAAGGGCTCAAGCCGCCCGCCGTCATCGTAGACGCCGTGCGCGAGTACCGCGAGGAGTCGGACACCCTGGGCCGCTTCATCGCAGAGCACTGCACGACCGACGACAAGCTGGCCCAGGTGAAAGCGGGAGTGTTCTTCCAGCGCTACCAGGATTTCGCCGAGCAGGCGGGTGAGCGCTGGATGCCGGCCAAGGAGCTGCCCCACGAGATGCGCAGGCGCGGCTTCGAGCCGAAGCGCACGAAAGCCGGCGCGCTCTTCCTGGGAATCGAACTCAACGAACCCTCGGAGCCCTCATGGCACGACCGATAAAGGTTGCCGAGGCAACTAGGGTGTACCCAGATGTAGGCAGCGCCGGTACTTCCCCATACGCGCGCGCGGATGAAAAAGATATGGCAGACCCTACACCTGCCTACACCACAGGCTCCTCAGAGGCACCAGAGACATCCAAGTCCGCCACGAAAGGGCAGGGCATCAGTCGAGTTCTGATGCCGCTTTTGTTCACTGAGGGGGTTCTAAGTGGCTGAGCGCACTCGCAAGGAGGCTGTTCCCTCTGACAGCGACTTGGACCTCACGATCGGCCGCATGGACACTCCGCGGGCAGTCCGGCGGTTCCTAGTCCGCGTGGCTCGGCTCGTCGCTACCGGGGACATTGATGGTGACCGTGCGAAGGTACTGACCGCCGTCGCGCGCGTGGTGCTGGAAGCCCACGGGCTGGAGATTGCACAGCAGCGCATCGGGGAGCTGTGGGAGAGCCTGCGGGAATTAAAGACGCTTCGCGCGTTGCCGATGTCGGAGCTGAGGCTGACAGCACGGCAAGATGCTGAGCAGGCATCCGAACGAGTCGTGCAAGACGTTGAGCAGGCTGCGAGATTCGAGAGCGGCTTGGTTGAGTGTCATCGCCATGTCATCAACGGGGACTCGGCATGACGCTTATCCGCGTGCGCGCCGTCCGTCGCGGCTTCAGCTCCGAGTACACCGGCGACTTGGGACGTCTCGGCCCGACTGGACTCGCCTACGGCGGCCTGGTCGACGACGCCATGCCGATTACCCGGCGCGATCACGTCACCTGCGGGCGCCTGCGCGAGCCTGGCGAGGAGTTCGACTGCCCTGCCGACTTGGTAGCGGACGACCCGAGCTGGGGCTGGATGACCCCGGCCACGGCTGCAGACCAGGAGGCCCTCACCGCCTGGCGCCTGGCACGCGCCAGCGAACGACAGGCAGCGAGGCTGCGCGCTGCGCACGAGGAAGCCGAGCGGCTCATCCGTGCCGCCGAGGAGGACGAGTGACGACGCTCCACGACATTCAACGGCAGCAACACCCACCGCCGACCGAGGCAGAGCAGCTTGCCGCCTTCGAGGCGCTGGTCGCCGCGTTCGTGCCTGTGATCGACCAGGTCACGGCCGAACTGGCGCGCATTCATGCGCTGAGGGTCGGCCCGGCCTATCGCCAGCGGCTCCAGCGCTGCTACGACGCGCTGGGGGATGCGACTGAACTGCTGGGCGTTGAGATGCGCCATCCACAATGAATCACTTCCATTCGGCGGGCTGCGGTGCGGCCGGGTCGACTTAGGGTTAGGTGCTCCCGACCGCGCCGCAGTCCGACCGATGCAATGAACCCAGACCAGGAGAGACCAGGATGAGCTTCCGAGACTCACAAGACGTAGCACGAGAGCGCGACGCCGCGGCCCGCGAACGAATGGACGCCGCACAGGCCGAGCGCCGCCAGGCGCAGTCGCAGCGGCAGGTCCGCGGCCTCGGGCTGTTCAAGGATCCGCGCAGGGCGATCGTCGACAACCTGGTGAAGGTGCAGATGGAGCAGGCACGCGGCGGTCACGTCCCACCCGCCGAGCTGGCCGCCGCCCAGGATGCGCGGTGGGCGCAAGTCGAGCCGGTCGTCTACGAGGATCCCAAGCGTCCGCTGTCGGTCGAGGCGACCAAAGAAGTCGTCGCGGCCATGGAGCGCGGGCACGCGACGGAGGCCGGGGTGCAGCAGCGGATCGACCTGATCGTGTCCGGCCGCACGCCGGTGTACGAGACGAAGGCCTCCAAGACCGACGAGCTGGTCGCGATGAACGCGGACGTCGCGAAGTTGCGCCCCAAGCTCAATGCGCTGGGCAAGGAGACGGGCGTCGGCAACTCGGTGCCGCTGGCGCGGGAGATGCTCGCGGAGTCGGCCGAGCGTCGGGGTAAGTGATTCGTGGCCACCGTCACTCACACGACCGACGCGAACACCATGCAGGCTGACGGCTTCGTCTGCACCTGGCCGGCCATCGGCAATGGCAGCCAGGGCGATGCCGCTGGGGGACCGTGGGTGACGGCATATTTCGTCGTGACGGGCACGTTTGGTGCGGGAGGCAGCATCCGTCTCGAAGGTTCGGACGACGCAGTCAACTGGAACATCCTGTCTCCGCCCTCACTGACCGCGGCCGGCTCATTCGTCCTGCAGCTCACCGAGCACCCAAAGTTCCTCCGTCCGAATGTCACGGCGGGCGATGGCACGACCGCCCTGACGGTTGTCGGGTTCTTCACGGCACCGAGGCGGGCGTTCTGATGCGACACGCCGCGCGCCGCGATGCGAATGAGGCCGCGATCCTTTCGGGGGTCGAGGCGCTCGGCGGCCTGTGGCTGCCGGGTCCGCCCCTCGATGGGTGGCTCTACGCTCGCGGCACCTGGCACCTGGTCGAGGTGAAGGACCCGCGCAAGGAAGGCTGGAAGAGCGAATTCACGCCCGAGCAGATCCTACTGCTTGCGCGGCTGAATGAGCGCCACGTGCCCTACGCGGTGCTGCGCACCGAGGACGACGTGCTGCGGCTCTTCGGTGCGAGGCGCAGCGCGTGAATCGCTCAGCTCAGTTACTGCCCGCCGCTCGGGGCAGGCGCTGCCGATGCCGGCTTCAGGTTCGGTCGCTGATACTCGGGATCATCCTTCGTGACGCAACTGAAGACGAGGTTCGAAACCTCGTTCGACCAGGTCGCGTTGCCATCGGTGCTGGTGTTGCGAATGATCATGACCTTGCCCTGCTTGTCGCAGAACTCGTTCGCTTTCTTGGTGGCGTCGACCAGGCTGCGGCCGCCGAGCATGCCGCCGTGTACGGAGCCGCTGACCAGGTAGGAGTCCTTGCCAGCTGGGACGACGTCGGACGTGGATTCGCACCCGGCTATGCACAGCACGCCGAGCAAAACGATAGCTCTCATTTCTCGGTTTCCCCCTGGAAGGTCTTGCGCCCTCTGCGCGCGAGTATAGCCATGCTGCCGACGTCTTTCAGAAGAAGTCTCAAGCCCGCGCTGCAAGCGGCGAAAGGCTGGGCGTGACGACTGAAGCGGGCTATTGGCTGCGCGATGAGGCGCTCGATGAGGTGCGAAGCCGGCCGCGGATGCACTTCGACGCGCTGTGCCCTGCCGAGCGTGCGCAGGCGCTGCGCCGGATGGCCGCGGAAGGCTGGAGCGTCTGCGGCATCGCATCCGCCTCGGGGCTTGCGATCGAGCAGGTCGAGCGCGTGCTCGCAGAGGGGAACCTGTCGTGTTCCTGAAGCGCGAGCTGGATGCGATCGAGACTGAGCTGGAGCGCATCCGCGCGGTGGGCGGGTGCATGGTCGCGAGTTCGCTGGAGGAGGCGCAGCAGCTCATCGCCGCCTTCCGGCAGACCTCCGAGCGCGCGCCCGTGGTGATCGTGACCGGCGTCCCGCAAGCGGAGGGGCCGCGTGCCTAAGGCGGCACAGCAGGCCGCGGTCTTCGACCTGGGCTTCCGACCTTGGAAGTGGCAGGCGGAGTTCTATCGCCGGCGCAAGCGTTTCTCGGTACAGATCGTGCACCGCGGCGGCGGCAAGTCGATCGCTGCTCTGCTGCTGCTGCTCGACAGCGCCCTACGCTGCACGCAGCAGATGGGGCGCTTCGCGTTCATTTCCCCTGAACTCAAGCAATCGAAGGCCAACGTCTGGGAGTTCCTGAAGCGCTACGCGCTGCAGCTTCCCGGCGTGACGGTCAAAGAAGGCGAGCTGGCGATCGTACTGCGCTCAGGGACCAGCGTGATGCTACTCGGCGCAGACGATCCGGACGCGCTGCGCGGCGGATACCTGGACGGAGTCGTGATCGACGAGGTCGCGGATATGAAGCCCGCGACCTGGTACGAGGTGTTGCAGCCGATGCTGACTCGGCCGACCCGACAAGACGGGTGGGCGCTCTTCATCGGTACGCCTCGGGGAATCAACCTGCTCTCCGATCTGTACTTCACGAAGAAGGACGATCCCTCCTGGTATTGCGGACTGTACGCCGCGCCCGACACCGGCGTGCTCACCGACGAGCAGCTCGCGACGCTCCGCGCCAACATGGGCGAAAGCCGGTACGCCCAGGAATACCTGTGCAGCTTCGATGCCTCGTCGGAGGACGCGCTCATCTCGCTGGAGCTGGTGAGCCAGGCGCTCGGCCGTCCCATCGAGTCGACCAACTACGAGTGGGCGCCGATCGTCGTCGGGGTGGACGTCGCGCGCTTCGGCTCCGACCGCTCCTGCATCGCCGTGCGCCAGGGGGCGCGGGTGCTGGAGATCAAGACGTTCACCAATGCCGCGACGACGGTCACCCGCGATCGGGTAACGACGATCGCGCAGCAGTACACGCCCGATGCGATCTTTGTCGACGAGGGAGGCGTAGGCGGTGGCGTGGTCGACGGGCTGCGCGATCGTCGTTAC